TGATGACTATTGCGCCACCGCTCCCGATGATGACTACGAGGAGGCCGACGACGTGCCACAAGAGCGCGACGCAATGGACATAGCCCACGAATACGCAGAGCAATGCCAAGTTGAGGAGGAACTAGCGCAATGAAACAATCATCTTACCACCTCACGCTTGCCTTCGTATTCGGGCTGCACGCCGCCGCCTGCGCGGCGTGGGGCGCGTTTGCCATGCTCGCCGCAAACTCCATTTTTGCCATCCCGCTCGGCCTAGGTGCCGTCTTCCTGATCCGTTGCACCCGTATCCAATTGCACGACCGCAGGATTGCAATAATCCGCGAAGACTGGAGACGCGAAAGCAAGCCAAGCACCGACTGGCAGTTCGAAAATATCGTCGGTCCGAAACTCTAAATCGCAACAATCCACAAAAAACAAAAAATGAGCATTTCAAGAATCACCGAAGCCGTCGTAATCCCCCGGCACTATATCGCATTTCCAAGCCTGTCCTTTGTGGCCGGCGCAATCTCCAAAGATGAAACCCGCTACGTGCTGAATCACATCGAAGTGAAAAAGCGAGGGATGATTTCAACCTACGCCGCGACCGATGGCAGGCGGCTGCATGTCGCGGAACTCGATCCGGGCTTATTCGATGACGACATCGACGTTCTCGAGCCGGGACTTTACCTGCTGATCTCCAAATCAACCAAGTTCCTAGTCCTTCAAAAAAGCGAGGAAAAGCTTCAGTACCCGGACTGGCAAATCATCCTGGGAGATTACGAAATCGGCGACAATCTCGCGGAAGTCTGCGAGGTGGCGGACAGCGGCAAAATCGGAGAGGTGATGATACGCACTGAGCGGCTGGTGGATACTTCCTTCCTTTCCGCTGCGATGGGATACGGGACATCCCGGAAAGCGACGGAACACGTAGAAATCAACTTCGAGGCGCGGCCTGATGGTCCTGTAATTATCGCCCACGACCACGGAACGGCTCTTGTTATGCCACTGCGGAGGGTGGAAGCGGAAGAAGGGCTGGAAGCCGCGACTTACGAAACGACACCGATCGCGGCCTTTGCAAATGCGCTGGAGCCGGGGGGATCCGTAGAAATCTCGGTGGACGGAAAGAAAGTCTCGGGGCTGAAAAAAGGCAAGAACGGCAAGGTCACTCTCGATAACGAAGACGAAGCCTAAAATTCTCAAAAATACAAAAAAATGAATACTCAACTAGCAGAAAAAAGCCCGCAAGAGCGGCAAATGAATACCGGCCTATCGGTTTTCGATAGCGGCCAATTTGAACAAATGTGGAACATCGCCGGGGCTTTGGCTCAAGGTTCGCTGATTCCCGACACTCTCAAGGGCAAGAATGATGACGAGACGAAGGCGAACTGCCTGCGTGTCGTGGAGCAGGCATCCCGGTGGGGGCTGTCCCCCTTCGCGGTGATGGATTCCGCGTCCGTGGTTCATGGGAAGCTAATGTGGGAAGGAAAGCTAATCGCTGCCGCAATCAAAGCCACGCTCGGTGTCCGTCTTCGTTATGAATACTCTGGCTCTGGCGAATCCCGCAAGGTGATCGTCTCTGGCCTGCTGGATGGTATTGAGGAAACGATTGAAGGCACCGTGGGAGATTGGAAGACGACGGGCAAAGGCTCGCCGTGGGACAATCTGGCGAACCGCGACCAGATGCTTGCATATCGTGGGGCGCGTCAATGGGCGCGACGTCACTCTCCCGAGGTGATACTTGGGGTTTATGCTCCCGATGAATTCGACGGCGACTCAATGCGCGATGTCACTCCCGGCAAAACCTCTCCGGCAAAGCTGGATACTCCGAACATTCCTGGACGGAAAGAAGAAGCCAAGGAAGAGGAACCTGCCCCATCCAATCCGGTAAAAAACGAGCCGACCGGACGGCAGAAAAAAGCTCGCCACGAGCGGGACGCGAAATTCAAATCGATCTCCGAACAGACAGCGAAAGGTAAAACATGGTTCGAAGTCGCTACCGTGATTTCAGGAAAGCAAGTCACGCTCACAACATTCTCTACGACCGATGCTGATGCTCTTCGCGAGGTGGAACCAGGCACGATGCTGCGGGTGATTGTTACTCAATCCGGCGACGGCTTCGCGCTGGAATCTTACGAAATCATCGAAGAGGAGGGTCTTGTATAATGAGCGCAAAACCAAAGGCGGAAACCCCGCTCACTCTCTCGATTTCCGTGAAAGGTGAGATCGTAAAATCAAACTTCTACGACTTCCGCATGATGGCGGAAACCCGAATCACCGAACTTAATCTTGATCCGAAAACCGACGAGGAATTTGAGCAAGCCAAGCAGGATGAAAAAGACCTGAAAGCTTTCGAAGATATGGTTGGCGAGGCCGAAGAGCTTGCCCTGAAAGATATGGATCAAGTGTATGTCCTCATCCAGGGATTGCGAGATCTGAAAGGGCTTTCCCGCACAAGCCGATTGGAGCTTTCCCGGAAAAGCAAAGCCAACTCGGAAGCGATTCGAGAAGGAATCGTCCGGGACGGAATCGCCGCGCTAGATGCTAAGTGTCGGGAGTTTTCCGAAAAGATCGCACAAGCGATCAAAGGTAAAAAATCCCTCTCCAAAATGCAGGAGGCTGTCACCGAGGCCGTCGATGCGATCAACTCCAATATCGGACACAATCGTAAGGTTTTCGGAAACGCCATGGAGTTACACGGAAGCACGGTTGCTTACGGAGAAAATGAGTTTCTAACTCTGAATCCTGAGTCTGCCCGAGTCGAAATGGAACGCAGGATCGAACGGCACATTGCAGCGATTCGGGAAGCAGAACTAAAAGCCGAAGCTGAGACGCTGCGGAAAGAAGCCGAGGACAAAGCCCGCACCGAACGCGAAGCTGCGAAAGCCGCCGAGCCTAGAAGAATTTCCACGCCACCTGAGAGAACTCGGGAGGCAGTTGCAACCGTGGAACCCCTTGCGGAGGAACCGGAAAGACCTGCTAGCAAGGTCGCCGCTCTTCCGCAGGGGGAAACTGCCGCCGATGAATTGGCCGATTTTCTCGCAACTCTCACAGCCTCCTTTGCTCCGGTGAAGGAAGCGCGCGGAAACCTGCGCTTTCCAGAAAACATTGAACGCGCTGCCGCTTTTGCTACCGCACTCGGCACCGCCTACAAAATCCTCAAAGCTAAATAGAAAATGGAAATTCACGATAATACAGAACAGGGTTCGGAGCAGTGGGAGAAATGGCGCGATGTCCGCGCTACAGCTTCCGAATTCGGAAAAATCTTCACAGGAGGCGGGAAGATTTCCGGCCAACGAGAGGCTTACATGCGAAGCCGTGCCGTAGCTCGCCAGTATAATCTCCCAAAGTCATTCATCGGCAACCAATGGACTGATAGGGGCCACGAACTTGAGCCAGTAGCGCGGCAACTATTCATATTTCTCTCCGGCCTGAATGTCCGGACAGTTGCTTGCATCGAGCATGAAAACGGACTTTGCGGTGGATCGCCTGACGGGATTATTGAATCTGCTGACGGGCGCGACATTTCGGGGCTGGAAATCAAATGCTACAACTACGACAAGCATATCGGAATTTGCACCAAGAAAGAGCTTCCGACCGACTGCAAACCACAAGTCCACGGCCTGCTGTGGCTCACGGGATTCTCAAGCTGGCAGTTCATGGCTTACCACGACGAGGCGATGCCGTTTGATCATGTCGTCGTCGAGGTCGCGCCCGATCAATATACCGCCGATCTGGGCGGTGAGGTCCTAGCATTCTGCGAAGAGCTGGACAGCCGGGCGGAAGAATTCATTTCCGACTTTGAAAAATCAACGCAAGGAATCGCGATGCGCGAAGCGATGCCCTATCCTCTTCGGGATGCTGGGAGAATCTGACGATGATCTTATCTAACGATTACGCCCAAAGCTCCGGCGGCGGAGAAAACGCACCGAAGCCAGCCCGATCACCTAAAACCCTGCTACCAACCCTAAAGCTGAACAGATGGCGGGTCTCCGTTGAGATCACCGCCTTGTTCATCCTCTTCCGAATAATCTAAAACTTACTAAAAAAGAATAAACCATGATAAACTCCCCAAACTTCAAAGATCACGACAGATTCCCAGTGGCAGGTCACTACGACCGGATATTCGATTTACGTCTCGCTTCTGCTGCATTCATCGCTGCTAGCGAGGCTTATCATGGATCTCCCGCTGATGGGCCGATTGCTAAAAACTACGCTTCCCGAAAGCGTGCGTTACTCCAAGAAATAGGGATGGACAACGAGGCGTATCAGAATGGTCGCCATCCATATGTTCTTCCGAGCGACCTGAAGATGGCTAAAGTACTGAGTGGCCCGAAGTTTGGAAAGAAGCCAATTTCCGGAGAGAACGCCCCTGTCCTGGCGACCCCCATCCCAAACGATCCAAACCAATGAAAAAGCTCTCTATTCCCACCGCCCCCGAATTTAAACAGACGCACTCAGGGGCTCGTCCAGCGACTTCTTGTTCTCGGTGCGTTTGGTGCCGAAATAAAACATCCGGCGGATTCTTCTGGGAGCGCCATCCAGAGGCAGTCGTGTGCTCTCTTAGCTGCGTAAATCTGGCCGAAAAGGCCGCGCTCACCAACATCGCCACCCTTCCCAAGCCCTGCCCAAACTGTGGAGCGGTCACCGAGGGATACCCACCGTGGGGCTCATGGAAAGATGGCAGCGGCGGGTGCAAGCGATGCAATAGGCGCAAAGAGATTTCTTCCGCTAACGCCAAAGGACAGGCGCGCCGCGCAGATGCCGAAGTTGATCAGACGGCTTCCTCGGCGTCACGTTCTGCGCCTTGTTAGCGATCTTCCGAATAATCTCAAACGCCCCGAAAGAATATGAAACCATCAAACCGCCGCCGCAAAGAGCGGAGAGAAAAAGAACGAAAGAAGCTAGAGGATCTCGTGAAAGCACGAGATGCGATCGCGAACGGAATGACGTTCGCGCAGATGGATCGGCTGATTACAGCGCGCGGGATAGAGCAAGCAGCTCCCAACCCTCCCAAGCCGTGGAGCAAAGTAATTTCTTCCGCTAACGCCATAGGACAGGCGCGCCGGGGTGATGCCCAAATTGATCAGACGGCTTCCTCGGCGTCGCCTGCTCCGACTTGTTCGCTTGATTTTGGTGATTTGGTGGTGGTAGGGAGGACGGTCAATGCAGACGGCGAAAATATGGAGTTCCCGATAATCTACAGGAAGTTGCTGACGGATCGCGCTCATGAGGCTCAAGCTGTGCTCGAAGAAGATGTTCCGCTAATGCTCACGGCCGCAGTTCGGGCTATCCGGGAACTCAAAATCCCAGTCCGGTGGAAAAAGCACCTCGCGACGCCCATCGACGGAAAACCTAGAATCAGCGAGGAGGACGCATGAAACGAATTGTGGCATATCCCAGGGACAAAACGATGTCTCCTCACCCGTTCGATACGTGGCGAAACAGCCCAGAGTCCGACTGGCAATCTTGCGTGCGTCGTTTTCGTCTTCAGCGCGAACGACCAACTCGCCCTTATATCTACTGTGCTTCCACCCGGTGTAGGCCGTGGAGTTTGGTTCTAGTTGGTATATCTTCATTTTCTTTAGCGAACGCTCCAATCTTGGCATCCGCTCCCTCGGCGGGCGCCTCAACATCCCATGACGATGCCCAAAAATAACAGCCTGAATGGACAACGGGAGCGGGTTGCCAACGATGTCTTGTTCGGGTTATTTGAATCCACGGAAAAGCCCGCAAGCACAAAATGAAAAAAGATTCCGCCTTATCCCACAAGGGACTCCTGACGGAAATCTTCCGGAACGAGGCCGAAACGAGAAAATCAGAAAAGCCAATATGTTATAATGACGCTGCCATGAAAAACTGCACCGACTGTAAGAAGCCATCCCCGATCACGCGCACCGACTACCGGCGGCGCGATGATCGAGGAGAGTGGGTAACAATCATCCGCCCCGATGAAAGCGTCTGCCCGAAGTGTGCCACCAAGCGTGGCGCGAAAACCCTCCAACAAATCCACGACGCACGATGAAATGGATGGACAATGTGCTGATATGCGATGACGGGACGTTGATCACTGTCATCGACTCCCGCCTAGAGATACGCGGACACTGCTGGGAAGGCCGCAAGCGCAAGGGCGACACCCCGCTGTCAGATAGGCCACGTATAGCGAAGCTCGCAACGCCAGAGCAGGCTCGAAGCGTTGCCGAACTGGTTGCTGAATTTTGTATCCCGAACGTCAAAAGTGGAGGCGCGCCGCTATGAAGCCCGAATTAAAACACACGGCTTCCTCGGCGTCGCCTACGCCGACTTGTTGTGCATCTTCTTGGACTGCCAAACCACCTGCCCGCGACGGCGATTTCTATTACGCCGGAAAGACCCCGGAGGGAAAAGAAGTGCTGGCTATTGTCGGGGTTGTCACAATCAAAGGAGACCGCCAAGCCTATCTTTATATTCCGCCCGAATGGAAAGGGGACACGTCAGAAAAGGGGACTCTGCATTACGGGACGCTAGAAGAGTGGGAAGGCGAATGGTCTGGCCCCGAATATGGACTCTGCTGCGTGACTTCTCTGCACAACGTCATAGAACAGACGCGCCGCGCAGATGCCGAAGTTGATCAGACGGATGGACGTGGGCACTAAACCACCTGCGCGGGTATCTATGCGGGAGAAAATGAAATTTAGAAAATGAACAATAAAAATGGAAAATTTACAACATCACAGTTGCAGCAACTCGGCTTTCATCTCGATGCTTCGGGAGCGTGGTGCAAGGACGATATTCAAACTCGTAATTCCAAGCCACCGCTTGCCGTCAATAAACGCGATGAACGCCGCCCACCACTGGCAGCGGATGAAGATCAAGCAAGCGGAGCGCGACGCGTTCGATACCGCCTTATCGTCCACTCGTTCCGAACCGTCCTCATCGACCCATCAAACGCTAGTATGAAGCAGATTGAGGATTCGCTAAGCTCTCCACAAGGGCGCAAGTCCTACGGGCTGGGAATCATCCCGGATGACTCGGCGGAATACTGCGATCAACCACTTTTCCTCCAGACCAAGGTGAAGAAGGGGCAGGAAAGAACTGAAATCGAAGTGCTGGAATACTCAACAATTTAGAAAATCATGGCTGGAGACTGGATAAAAATGGAACATGTCACGCCGGACAAACCGGAAGTGCATGAAATGGCTGACATTCTCGGGATTGATCCAGACGCAGTTGTTGGCAAGCTCTTGCGTCTCTGGATTTGGTGCGACCAGCAAACTCTAGATGGTAACGCGATAAGCGTTACAAAACACGTTATCGACCGTATCACCTACGCTCCGGGATTCTCCGCTGCGCTCCTCAAGGTTGACTGGTTGCTAGCCCGCTCCGGCTCGCTTGCAATCCCTCACTTTGACCGGCACAACGGCCAATCTGCGAAGAAAAGGGCTGATGCTAATAGACGTGTAAGTAAGCACCGAGCAGGTAAAATCGGCAATTGTAACGCGGAAAGTGTTACAAAGCCGTTACCAAAAGCGTTACCAGAGAAGAGAAGAGAAGAGAAGAGAGTAAGAGGAGATACTACGTATCTCTTGTCGGATGAATCCGACGTTCACGCACCCTATCTTGATTTTTGGGAAGCTTATCCGCAACCGGGACGAAAGCGATCCAGTCGGGAGAAGGTGAAAAAAGCATGGCAGGCCGTCAAGCCGCCGACCGATACCTTGATTCTCCTCGAAAAGTGGAAGTCAGACCCTGAATGGAAAAAGGATGGTGGGCAATACGTCCCCGCTGCCGACAGATGGTTGAGAGAAAAACGTTGGCAAGATCCGCCATCAGAAGAGCCGGCGCAATCGCCCCGTTGTGCAGCTGGAACCGAAAAGAAGCCCGAAGACTACGTAAACATAAACAATACCAATGATGACCACTTCTAAACCGCCAACCACTTGCAAAGATTGCTCCACGCCATTGCCTCCCGATGCTTTTTTTGACCTGGGCGACAGGATAGGCTGGGTGCAGATCGGCGAGGCTTGCGAGGCTTGCGAGAAATCCAACGAGTTTGCCGCGATTGTGTCGCTGCAAAAAGCTGCCGATTTTCATTACCGGGAAACAATCCCGAAAAAATATCGTCGAGCCGATCAAGGAGGAAAGACAACGATGATTCATTCTGACTGGAAAAAGAACCGCTGCGACATTCAGCTCGCGCATTTGCAGGACTGGAACCCAGAGAAACAGCCTTGGGTGGCGATAATCGGAGGGGCGGGACACGCGAAGAGCCGAAGTGTGGCCGTCCACGCGCACCGTATGGCGCGTTCAGGCCGACGGCTTCTCTGGGTTAAGGCGGGTGCGCTTGCTTGGCTGCACGGGGCGCGTTACGGTGACAAATCTGGTGGGGGAAAGGATGCTTGGAGCTATCTCCGCGACATGCAGACCGCCGATGTTTTGATTCTCGATGACATCTGGAAAGGGATAACCGTGCAGTATTTGCAAACTCTTTTTCATCTTTTGGAAGATCGATATAGTGATTCAAGAACCGTTATTTGGACAGCAAACACGCACCCGGACGATATTTCGTCGATATGCAAAGAGACCATTCCGGCTGATATTCTCGCGCCTCTCACCTCTCGTTTGATCGGCGAATCTCACCTTTTGGTTTTATGAGCGATCAAACCAAACTCAAAGAGGACGCGATTGCGATCTTGAAAGCGGCCTCGCTCCTGACGGGCGTTCCCGCGAAGCGAATCCATGGACGTTTCTATCGACCGGAGAACACACATCCCCGATACATGGTCTGGGTAATTCTTACGCAAAGAGGGCATGAGCTGGTTGACATCGGGACGGCGTTTGATAGGGAAATGGGCACAATCCGGAGCGGCGGAAAACGACACGAAGAACTGATGGAAGGCGATTGGGAATACCGCAAAGATTTCGAAATGCTGGAAAATGCGATAAGATTAACGTGAGTTGACGTTAATCTTTCGCACTGGTAAAAGATCGGTATGGCTGCGAGAAAGAAAGCAAAAGCGAAGGGCGGTAGACCTACGCGATATCGTGCCGAATTTTGCGAGCTGGCCACGAATTACGCATTGCTCGGTGCCACTGATGAAGATTTAGCGCGATATTTCCAATCGAGTGAGTCAACCATCCAAAACTGGAAAGCGCGACATCCTGAGTTTCTGTCCTCCATAAAAAGGGGACGCGAAGAGGCTGATGGAAAAATCGTTAAATCACTTTATCAACGCGCTCTCGGCTACGTGCATGAAGATACGAAGTTCGCAACGCACGAAGGGAAGATTACGGATCGGGAGATTTACGATAAGCACTACCCGCCGGACACAACGGCGGCGATCTTTTGGCTGAAAAACCGCCAGCGTGGGAAATGGAGCGATAAGACGGAGGTTGCGCACACTATCTCGGGTATCGGTGAACTCATCGATGAATTGCAGAAATGAAGTATTCACCCGCAGATCTAGCGATCATCAAGCAACGGATCAGTGATTGGCGGTGGCGTTTCTCCCATCTCTACTGGATCAACCCAGCCGAACACGGTGTTCCTGAGTGTGTTTTCCAGCCAAAGCCTGAGCAATGGGAGATTCTGGAGGCGATCTACGACCGGGGAGAGGTGAGGTTGGGGATTCTCAAGGCTCGCCAGCTCGGTTTCTCGACGCTGCTAGCTATCATCTGCCTGGACATGATCCTTTTCCGGGCTGGCTTTGTCTGCGGGATTGTCGACCAAACTAAGGAAGACGCGGAAAAGAAGATGGACAAGGTGATTTTTGCTTGGGAGCGACTGCCTGATGACATCCGCGAATCTTACGAGATTGTCACCCAGAACAAGAGCGAGCTGACGATACGCAGGCCGAAGCGGTCGGGGTCGACGGTTTACGCGGGAAAAAATGCACGTGGTGGCACTCACCAGCTGCTCTGGATCTCGGAGTGGGGGCCGATCCAGTTTGACGACTCAAAACGCTCTGACGACATCGCCGACGGTGCTTTACCATCGGCTGAGAAGGGAATCGTAGTCGTCGAAACCACTTGGAAGGGCGGGAAAACTGGCAGGCTTTACACTGAGGTCGTAGAGCCTGCTTTGAAACTGGCTGCATCAGTGCGCACGAAGGCAGATTGGAAGGTCTATTTCTTCGGATGGTGGCTCGAGCCGGGATACCGGTTCGATGGGGACGCGAGACAAATCAGCATCGAGTGCAGCGACTACCTCCAGGCTCTACAAGACACGCACGGAATCATTCTAGATGAGGCGCAAAAGCTCTGGTATTTCAAGACCGCATGGCCGAAACGCCAAAAACGATATGAGGAATATCCTTCGCACTTGGCTGAAATCTTCCTCTCCCCGGTCGAGGGTGCGGTTTACGCATCGTTCATGGATCGAGCACAGGTTGACGGGCGAGTAATCGACTTCCCGGTAAGTCGTGAGCCGTTCTACACGTTCTGGGATTTGGGCAAGCGGGATCTCATGTCGATCACGTTCATCCAGATAGTCGGGCTGCAAGTGCGGGTTTACGATTGCCATCTTGAGCGAGGCGCAACGCTGGCCGCTTGTGCTCGATACGTGCAGAGTTGGGAGCAAAAACATGACGCTTTCATTGCTGGGAATTTTCTCCCGCATGATGGAGGCTGGGAAAGGCTCGGGAAGGAATACAACAAGAGCATTGCGGAAAGCTTGGCTGAGTGCGGCCTGAGAAACATTTACGTCGTTCCGCGCATTCCTAAGCTGGCAATCGGGCTGGACTATGTGCGAGACCGGCTACCCAACATGGTTTTCCATTCGTCCAACCTCGGGCGAGTCTTTGAGTTCGGGACGCATCGGGTTTCGTTCTTGGACTCGATGAGCAATTACCGTTTCGCACCTATAGACAAAAACTCTTCATCTCGCGAACCACTGCATGACATCAACAGCCATGCTTGCGACTCGGTGCGGACGTATGCTGAGGCTGACGAGCGCGGTATGGTGCCTAAGTCCGCAGGTCTGCGCGAGATTGATGAGAGGGAATATGAGACGTCTGGCAGCGTGAGTAACTTTGACTTTGATTTCTGATGAGCGCATTCGAACAAGCCTGCAAACTTTACGATGGCCGTGGTTTTGGGGCGTGGGACATCACGCAAGACATGCTCTGGCACGCGATGCACGGCTACATGTTGGTTACTCCATGCGAGTTCGTGCTTGCTCGGCCTGTGGCTCTGGTGTGGGGAGAAGAGCGGATCACGGATGTTTCAGACAATCGGCTCTCTGAAAATGAGTTGACGCTATCCCTTGATTGCTGGCATATTACGGTTGCGGTTGGGGACATGCGCGAGCTGCTTTCGCATCTGCCTTACCCTCTGCCGTTCATTTCCTTTGATCGCCGGAACAAGTTTCGCGTCTATCCACTATCCAGATTTTTATGAAAAAGGCCAAGAAACCAGAACCGCCACCGGAAGCAATCCCACCAGTCCGCGAGTCCGGGCAACAAGTCGCTGAGAAGCGAAAGGGCCAGCTACTCGAAGAGCGGAAACGGCGCGGGCTGCAAGCAACGCTGATGAGCCAACGGCCTACGGGCGACACCCTCGGACTATGACAGTCGCGCAAAGCATCCTCGAGGAGTATCAGGCTCTAAAATCTGACCGCTCTGCTTCGTGGGACGGTAGGTGGCAACGGGTGCTCGAATGGATGGCTCCGCTTCGGGCGGACATTACAGAGACGAACTCCCCAACACCGAACACTTCTCACCGATCCAAGCTGCATGATACCAAGGCGATTGAGGCGGCTGAAGTGCTGGTATCGGCTCACATGTCATACATAACGCCGCTCAATGAGCAGTGGCTTTCCTACGCGCCACCGCGCCGCCACCGGAAAAATGACGAGGCCATTTCCTATTTCAAGGAATGCTCGGAAATCGCAATGGAAGAGATTGCTTCGAGCAACTTCTACCAGGTCATGCAATCGGTTTACGAAGATCGATCCATTCCCGGAACCGCGAACATGTTTCTCCAGAAGGGCGAGGATGCGGAGTTGAATTTCAAATACGTTCCTCTGGGGACTTACTGCTTCACCGAGAACGAAGGCGGGCAGGCCGATTCGATGTTTCGCGAGTTTCCTTTGACGCTGAATCAGGCGGTAGAGAAATTCGGCGAGGACAAACTAGGCGACAAACTGCGCGGGCTGTGGGGTCGAGTCGGGTCAGAACCTGCCCTTGCACACGCGAAACATAACTTCCTGCAATGCACACGAGTCCGTAAAGAGCGGGCGCGGGGTGCGACCGATCAGAAAAACAAGCCTTACGAGGACACATACGTCTGCATGACGGACAAAGTGACGCTCAAGGAGGGAGGATTTGACGAATTCCCCTTCATGGTGACGCGGTATCGACGTTGGGGAAATCATCTTTGGGGAAGTTCGCCCGCATACTCCGCGCTTCCGAACGTGACTTCCGCGAACTACATCCGGCAAATCCTCAAGACTCTCGGCGAAGTGGCGGCAATCCCTCGCATTCTACAGCTTGCAGGGGAGAAAAGGCAGGTGGATTTGCGGGCAGGTGGGGTCAATTTCGTTTCCCGTGAGGCTGCGCAACTTGGATTCCCCAAAGAATGGGGGACGCAAGGCCGATACGACGTAGGAATGTCTCTTCTAGAAGAGGATCACGAGTCGATTGAACAGTTTTTTCATGTCCCTCTATTCCGCATGTTCGCGAGCATCGAGAAGGAAATGACGGCCACTGAGGTTGCAGCGAGGGAACGCGAAAAGCTTTTGATGTTCGCACCGTCCTTTACGCAATTCGTCTCGGACATGACACCTCTAATGGTGCGAGTTTTTGCCATGCTGGCGAGGGCTGGGAAGTTTCCCGATCCGCCGCCGTCCTTGATCGAATCTCAGGAAGACGGGGAAGCAACGATCCCGAATCCCCAGGTGGTCTATCAAAGCCGGATCGCTCTTGCTATCAAGGCTCTGCATGGCGAGGCGTTTGACCGCGTAATGGCGAGGATGATAGCTCTTGCGGAAATCGCTCCTGATATTTTCGACAACTGGGACTTTGACAACGTCTCCCGCGACCTGTCGCGCAACGAGGGAATGCCGGAAAGCTGGGTACGCGCAAAGAAAGCCATCGAGGAAATCCGCGCTGCCCGTGCTGAGGCTCAACAAGCGGCTGCTGAGGCTCAACAGATGGAAGCCGGGGCGAATGCCATCGGTAAAGTTGGCGGAGCGCAGGGCATGAAAGAAATGGAGGAAATGATTTCATGAGCCACTTCGACGGATTTGACCCACAAGCCGACCGCGAAAAATCGGAGGCGAAAGCACGGCTGGAAGGGAAGCGCATTCAAGAACTGTTCAAAGAGGTGTTCGACACCGACGAGGCACGCGAGGCTCTGGGTATTTTGAACAACTACTTTCAAGCGGACACGCCATCGGCTCCGGCTTCCGGATTTAATCCGCATCAAGCATTTTACATGGACGGACACAAAGCTGTGTTCAAAGCAATCGACGACATCAAAAAAGGTAAATACAATGAATAACGAGACTAGAAAACTGAACCCGGAGCTGGGAATCTGGACGCCATGGAATGTGCAGGAATCTGCGGAAACCCTGAGCGATACTGAGTTCGCGAAACAATTCGGCCACGTAAAAGCAGAAGCGATCAAAATTGCTGGGCCTTCTAAGCTGTCTCATGCAAGCGATTTATCGGGCGACAAGGTGGACGCTTACGCCCCCGCACTCGAAAAAGTCAACATCGCACTCAAAGGCGAGATTACGCGCCTGAAAGATCTACTCACGGCGTCGGAAACCGCCATCGAAGAGCTGAATCTCAAGCTCGAAGATAAGGGCGGCGACGTTGTTGATACCGTGCCTTTCGTGGCTGCTTCCGACGCCGATACCGACGATCAAGATCCAATCTTCACCGACGGGGAAGCCAAGGATATCGACGAGCTGCACTGGAAGCAGTTTGAAAGCAAATACGGTATGAAACCTGCCGATTTCAAAGCAAAGCGCGAAGCTGGCGAAAGCACAGAGGAAGGAGGCGAAGATGATTCCCCGGTATAACCAACCCGTTTTCTCTGAGGCTGACGAATCAGGCGGCGGCGGCGGTGGCGGCGGCGGCTCTCTTCTGGGTGGTGCGCTCCCGGCTGCTCCGGCTGCTCCTGTGGCTCCCGCCGGAGCAGCCGGGAGCGAGCAACAGCAAACTCCGGCGCAATCCCTCCCCATCCTCGGTGAAGACGGTAAGTTTTCCCCGCAATGGTACAAGGGTAACGCCGATCTAGAGCCTTACGCGAAGCAACTAGACAAGTTTTCCGATCCTGCGGGACTGGCGAAATCCTACGCGAACCTCGAAAGGACGCGCACTGTCCCGGCTGAAGGTGCGGAAGAGGGTGCAATCGCTGCTTTCCGCACGGCAAACAACATCCCGGCGACTTTCGAGGAATACGATTTGAAGTTTCCCGAAGAGCTTCCCGACGGAATCGCCATCGATGAGGCGGCGACGAAGAGCTACAAGGAACTTTTTCACAAACTGAACCTAACTCCCTACCAGGCTGAGAAGCTGGCAGAGGGGCACTTGGCGCAGACTGCGGAGATGTTCAAGACCATGCAGGCAAAGCAGGGCGAATCGAGCATGGAGGGCGTAACGGATCTTCAAAAGGAATGGGGGATCAAGTTCGATGCGAATCTTGCGACCGCTCAAAAGACCTTCGACGCTCTCTGCAATAAGTCCGGCGTCGATCCTGAAAGCGTTCCTTTCACCGGCGATCCGTCCTTTGCGAAGCTCATGGCCACAGTCTCAAGCATGATGGGCGAAAGCTCCGTTATCGGTGCCAATGGCGCGGGTGTGGATCTGAAATCCTCCAAGCAGGAAGCCGGGGAAATCATGACGAATGCGAGCCATCCCGATTACAAGGCGTTCTACAATCCAAACGATCCGCGCCATGCCGAGGTTCAAGACCGTGTAGCGCGGATGAACCGATAAATTTCCCTGAACAGGCGGCATCCTGCCCGTCCTGTTTTCATGAAAGGCGGGTGAGATACCTGGATTCCGCTTGCTGAATCGGGAGCCAAGCAGGAATCAGCAAAGCCCGGAAGCGTTCGCACTTCCGGGCTTTTTCGTGTTCGGATGAAAAGGAGTTGACGTTATCCCGTGCTTTCCGCTATACGTAAATTGTAGCCAGCAAGGAGCCAATCGGAAACGACCTCACGGAAGCTGACTGACTCCACTGGAAGTTCCAGAGGCACGACCCGCAAGCGCGGACAATCGGCAGGCCGAAATCCTCGCCGATACACCAATCGGCATCGTTTCATTACCCACCGATAAATACAATGTTCGCAAACGCAACCGAGCTGGTTCAACACTACCAGCCCCAACTTCCCACCATGTGGGATCACCTCCTCGCCCAGACCAACAATCGCTTGGCCGGATGCTACACCATCAAGCCGCTTTCCGGTAAAGTCACCCTCGTTGACCAAATCCAATCTACCTCCTTCGTGCCGAAAACCGGACGCATGGAGAAAACGGAGCTGGACGAAATGGACTACAACAAACGTGCGATCTACGCCCAGGAGTTCCACAAGGCCATCGGCTTCGACGAGTTCGACGAGATCAAGCTCCACAACCAACGCCTCCCAATCGCAGAAACGATGGAAGAGCTACGCCGCGCTTACGAGCTGCAGACCGAACGCACCATCATCGATGCGATGTTCGGAGTCGCTTACGAAGGCGAGAACGGCAATACGCCCGTACCGTTTGCCGTTGCGCAAACCATTCCTCTGAACTTTTCCCGTGCTGGCGGCGGCGGAAACATCGGCCTGACTTTTGACAAGTTCGCTCGTCTTCGCCGTTTGGCGATGGAGGCTGAGGCTTTCGGCCAAGGTATTCAATCCGGTGCTGATCTACTCTGCATCGCGGTTCCTGCCTCCGGTATCGAAGATCTTTATCACGACGTGTTCGTGAACCATAAGGACTACATCACGGCTGTGGAGCGACTTCGCCAAGGCGAGGTCGATATGTTCCTCGGCGTGAAAATCGTCCGCACCGAGCAGGTTCCTTCCCGCGTAGTTGGCACCGACATCGTGCGCGACTGCCCTGCATGGGCGAAAAGCCGCGTAAGCTACGGCCTGCGCAACAACTACACCACGAAGATGAGCGTTCGGGATGATCTTTCCGAAGCGATTCAAATCCGCGCCAAATTCGCCCACGGTGCAAGCCGCATGGAAGAGAATGCCGTGTGGAAGCTGCCAATCAAAGTTACCGCATAAACCCTGACAGAAAGGAAATATTAATATGTCTAATTCACTACAAGTCGCGGGGCTTATCCCGTTTTTCACTGACAAGGGACAATCCCAAGTTGACTCCTTCACGAACTCCGCCACGCTCATCAAGCGCGATGCGCGGACGTTGCTGACAGTCAAAGCCAACTACGAGTTCACAGGCAGCGAGGTTGCTGATGACCTTATCGGCCTGATCCAGCTAAAAAACGGCGCGGACATCAACTGGCACGATGCGGAAATCCTCGTCGATAACGATTCGGCTACCCTTACCTGCACCCTTGGTGTGATGGATTCCGACGGCACGTTTATTCCCAAAGCGACCATGGGCGCGTCTTCTGACAACGTCTCCAGCGCGGTTGTGCCTGGTCCAGACCAGGCACTGCTCACGGAAACCAAATGGGTTGTCGCAAAGCTCACCGTAGCTCCTGCTGCGGGCAAGGTGACGTTCTACGTCCCGTATATCGCCCTCGCCTAACCCGATTCCAGCCTCGGCACGTTTTCAAAGGCGTTCCGGGGCTTTCTTTTTACATAAAAAGATGAACAAGATTCTAGCTCCAAGACGCGCATCCTTCCAAACTGCACGCGCCGCCATCCTCGTGGCCGACGCAGCCGCCCGTAAGGATCCAGGTAGCTATGGGTTTACTCCCTACCCGACGATGCGGGTGAGGCAGGCGGACGAGCCAAGCCTGATTTATACGCTGGAGGCAGCGGACGTAACGCTGGACGCTAGCTGGACTAGTGTGCTGGCTACGGATGCGTTGGAGATTAGGGCGGTCGAATTTGCTAGGCGGTTTCTCCTCAACAGCGATATTGGAAAGCATCTGGAGGTCGACGTCACGCCGTCAAGTTACATCTGGCTACCCGTAGGAGTCGCGGATGACATTGGTAAATCAATCAGTTTCAGATCCGAGTATCCGATCAATATCTTCAATGGCAACGGAAGCGAATCATACGGTAGATCCGAAGCTAACATCCTTTACTCCGCCTTTGCCTACGCTTGGGACGGGGCCCGGCTTAGATGGAGGGTGTCTACCCCCCTTTTGGATAACGCAAAACGCTCCGGTGGAAATACGTTTGCTGGCCAGCAGGTATTCACATCGTCACAACGCCCGTTAGTCCCGGCCCTCACCGGGCTTCCAGCGCAAACCGAACTGATAAGCCGTGGGGATGGTGATGCACTTTATGCACGTTGTGACGATGTGAACGTAAAAATTCAAACCAGCAATTTCGACATAGCCTCAAGAGCCTCACTCCTTGACAGTACATCTTTAGTTGTCCCGGTGGCTGCATATACTAACTACCAGATCGAAATTTTTCTTCCTTACTGGTGCTTAGACGGCACAGTCACACAGGGATTAAAAGTCGCGCTCTCTGGACCTGGCGGATGGTCGTTTGAAGGGTCGATAGATATAGTTACCAGCGATATTTGGAGGCAAGCAGGACGGCGGTTCATGGAAGATTCAATTTTTGGAGTAGCATTAGGTAACACGAGTGGAGAAGCATCATTCCGGATTATCGGCTCGGCATTTGTCGGTGCGACTGCGGGCAACATTGCGGTTCAGCTGGCTCAAGAGACATCCTCGGCAAACCGGACAAGAGTGCTCAAAGGGGCATATTTAAAAGCAACAAGAATTGAAGCAATCATCTAACATACTAAATCATGTCACTTATACACACACCAACCGCCGCCGAATCCCGCAGACTATTCAGGGAGTCTCTAATCCTCAAAGTGGCCGAAGCCACACATCACGCAGCATCTGTGATGGCATCTGCTAACGATTCATACTGGGCGGTCGAGCCAGAGCAGCTTGTCGCGGATCTCAACGCTGATCTCGGCACATCTATTGCAACGATGTCCGCAAACGAGGCACAAGCTGAGAGCCTTAACGCAAGCCTTGTTCTTATCGATCTTCCACAGTTTTCCAATCGTGCGCCTACCCAAATCGGCAATCCGCTGATCACGTTTGATGGGACTGAGTTTGTTTATACTCCGCCGTCGGAGCCAGAACCTGAGCCCGAGCCATGAACCTAACCGCCCATAAACCATGCCAGGCCAAGAAACATTACCGCTAGGCACGTCGGCCGAAATCGTCGCAGGTGTAAAAACCTACCCGCAGAGCTGGGCGGCAGAGGTCTTAAAAGCAGCGATCAACCTGCTCACAACCGAGCAGGTAAACGCCCTCGCCCAATCACTGGGAACGGGCGCGTTTGCCGCCGCGTTTGATCCATCCAGCATCACCCTGACCAGTCTGGCGGGC